CACTAACAGTTAGTCCTGACTACCGTGGCGCAACAAATGCGTCCGGCGTCAAAGCCAGTTTAGTGCAGGAAACACGAATTACACAAACTAATTTTAACATTGATAAATTAGATGGAACTGGCCCTAGCGGCTTTACAGTTGATACTGGCAAAATGCACATGGTGGGACTACAATACACATGGTATGGTGCTGGATTTATTGACTTTATGATTCGTGGATCAGATGGTAATTGGGTGTTTGCACATCGTATTAAAAACAACAACGTTAACACTGAAGCTCACATGAGAACAGGTAACTTGCCTGTGCGCTACAGTATTGACAATGATGGTAGTCCCGCATTGGCATACTTAACTGCTGATCCGGGTGCAGGTGGAACAACATTAAACGTTAATGATACAACATATTTCCCAACTGCGGGCACATTGTATATCGACAACGAGTTAATTAGCTACACAGGAAAAACAGCAACAACATTTACAGGTTGCACTCGTGCAGCTACATTGACACAATGGACAGGCGGCGCATCGAGAAGCTTTACAGCCGCAGCCGCAGCCACACACGCCGTTGGAACCGGAATTATATTGGCATCTAATACTGCAAGTCCCACACTAAGTCACTGGGGTAGTGCGTTAATTTCTGATGGCGGATTTGACGAAGATCGTGGTTACATCTTTAACTATCAAAGAACTAATTTTCCTATTAATGCAACTACTGCAACGGCATTCTTAATTCGACTGGCTCCCAGCGTTAGTAACTCAGCTGTTGGTGATCTAGGATCTAAAGATTTATTAAACAGATCTCAACTACTACTTAATGCAGTAGGTGTTACAACAATTTTATCTAACGCTCTTTCAGGAGCCATTATTGTGGAGGGTGTATTGAATCCTAAAAACTTTAACTCAGCAACATGGCTACCGTTGAACTTTGAAAGTGCTGGTGGACAACCTAGTTTGGCACAGATTGCAACTGCGGTTTCTTATACCAGTGGTGCTTTTGCAGTTCCAGGAGAACAGGTATTTGCGTTCTCGGCAGCTCCAAATAGTTCAGAACGATTAGACTTAACAGAGTTGAAAGAATTAACCAATAGCCCATTTGGTGGAGTCGGTGCATATCCAAACGGTCCGGACGTGCTGGCAATCAATGTTAGAACTACGCAAAATAACTCAACTGCTACTATATTGTTGCGTTGGGGTGAAGCACAGGCTTAATCGGAAATTTAGATGACTATAGCAAATACCCTATCGTTTTTACAAAACTCTGCTGGCGCACTAACTACTGGCACAATCAATGCCAGCGGTGCTCCGGTAACTGTGAGTATTAGCGGCTCTGAAAAAATAAGAGTAGATACCAACGGGTATTTGTTAGTTAACTATTCAAGTAGTGTTGGCACGTATCACCTACAGGTTCAAGGTAACGGTTACTTTAGTGGAAACTTAACGGCTGCTAATCTTACTGTGGGTAGCCTTACGGGCAGCATTACAACTGCAACCAATTTGGCAGGTGGTGCCGCAGGTCAACTACACTATCAGATAAATCCAGGAGTATCGGGATTTGTCGGACCGGGCACAGCAGGTCAGATTTTAGTAAGTGGTGGTTCTGCTATTCCAGTATATACAAATACGTCAAGTATCTATGTAGGATATGCAACTCAGGTTAATACTGTATTACAAACAGCTAACGCAAGTTATTTTCCAACATTTGTCGATACTAACAATGCTACTGCCACTGCTGAGACAGTTTATACTACTAGCAGTTTTACAATTAATCCGTTGACTGGAAATGTCGGTATTGGAACAACAGTCGCTGGCCAACGACTAACTATTGAAGGCACAGCCGTAGCGACAGCAACCGTGACGGTTCTTACTCTAAGAAATAGTTCCGATGGCGGCGTTGCTATGAGTTTTACCAATGCCGTTTCTGTGCCTTTAGCCAGCATTTCGGCTTTAGTGACTTCTGCAGGCGCAGGCACCGACGATGGTATCTTAGCGTTCAGTACAGCTGTCAACGGCGTGAATACAGAACGTGTGCGTATTGACGCAAGTGGTAATATAATCCTAAATGGAATTACCAGCGGTGGTGGAAGCCAATTTATTATGCGTGGCGGCACGGGAGCCTCCTCAGAAGGTCCCCAGATTATTTTAGGTTACGGTAATAACGTTTCCAGTGCTATTACTGGACAAGCTAACAATACATGGAACATTGATGTTGCTTCCGGAGTAGCAAATAATGATCTTAGAATTTTCCGTCAAAATAATGCTGGCGCAACAGCAGTAGCAATTAATATCTTAGAATCTAATGGCGGTGTGCAGATATTAAGTTTAGGAGTAGGCACACCGGGATCTGGAACAACTGGTGAAATTCGTGCCACAAACGAAATTACAGCATACTATACATCGGACGCAAGATTAAAAGAAAATGTAACTGTTATTTCCAGTCCTATAGAAAAGCTAGAACAGATTCGTGGAGTTTATTTTGATTGGACTGACGAGCATGTTCAAGCACGTGGCGGAGAAGACGGATATTTTGTTCGTAAGCATGACATTGGTGTTATTGCTCAAGAAGTTGAAGCAGTTTTACCAGAAATCGTTGCCACAAGAGACAATGGTTACAAAGCAGTTAAATATGAAAAGATTGTGCCTTTGCTGATCGAATGTATTAAAGAACAGCAAACACAAATTAATCAGATCTTAGAAAGATTAGAAAAACTGGCCAATAAATAAAGGGCCCGAAAGCAATTATGGCAGGCACATTAGGAAGCACAGGATCAGAAATGTCGTTTGGAAGGATCAACAGAGCCTTTACGAACAATTTACCCGGCGCAGCGGGTAATGCCCCTGCGGGCGGACAGAACATTAGGCTAAGTGCAGTCCTGGGTTCTAACCCCGGCACATACGGTGGTGTAAACTACGGCGTCGGTGTTCAGATTAGCCTAACTATTGCATTCGGTGGGAAAACTTATCCTTTTACTTATTAATATGAAGCCAGAACAAATTAAAGAAATTTTATCATCGGCCTTTACCGGCCCAAGTAAGTGGGAATTAGACAATGTAATTTGGGCAGACCGAACAACTGACTCACTGGTATTGATTCAATTCTTACAACGTATCGATCACTTAACTAGTGAATCCGATCTAAATGCACAATCAAAACAGGAGCTAGGGTTTTTACTTGAACTACTCGAAGATCTTGATGATGACGATTGTGCTCATATGCTCAACCCAACTGAAGAAGAGGCCAAAGATTCATTTATTGAAAAATTGGCTCGAGCCAGTGCCATTGAAATTTTAACCAATGGAAGATTGGGCTTCGAGACCATGAATACCGCTTGCAAATTAAGTCCTAATGACTTTATACTATGTGCTAAGAGGACCCAAGATTTAATTACAGCAATCCAAGGATTAGTTGTTAAGGGTGAAACTTTAAGCACGGACGTAGCAGGCGCATGACAAAAAAATCAGTTTTCTCATCAAGTAAGTGGTCAAGTAAAAAAGGCAAATTAGCAGTGTGTATTCCCTGTAGGGATACTCTACATTCTGCACATGCCCTTTCGTTGGCCGAAATGGTAAAGTTCAATACTATGAATGATATTGACACACATGTATTCATGGATGCCAGCACTATTCTGTTAACTCAGAGGGAACGACTGGCCACTGCTGCCATTGACGTTGGCGCAGATTACATGTTGTGGATTGACAGCGACATGGCTTTCCCTTCAACTACTGCTGTTAGACTAATGGCGCACGAAGAACCAATTGTGGCCGCAAACTATATTCGTAGGCAATATCCGCATAAAGGTGTTGCGTATGGCACAATTGGTGATTGGGAAAATCCGTTGCCGTTTGAAGTGTTTGACGAGCTAGTCGAAGTTGAAGGTATTGGAATGGGCTGTATGCTGATGAAGACCAGCATCTTTGCAGACATTCCTAAGCCTTGGTTTGAATTTGGCTGGAGTCCAAAGTCCAATGACTTTCTCGGCGAAGACATGAACCTTTGCCACAAACTTTCCACTGCTGGCTATACCATTAAAGTTGATACAGCACTGAGCCAAGAGCTTAGACACCTAGGGACCTATGCTTTTGGTCCCGATGATTTAAACTAATTCAAGCATTAGTTCTAGCTTCGCTTTAATAATCTTATTGTTAAAGCTGTTCTTTACACCCTGGTGCAGAGGTTTTGGCCAAGCTTCAAACCTGCACCAGGCGTATCCTGAATGTTCATCATTTAATGTGGGAATAAACTCTTTGTCAACAATCAATACATAGGTGTTGTATTGGAAGTGTTGATCATTGCTAACAAAAAGTTCCAAGGGAATAATTTTTTTAATTGCAGGAGTCTTTCCCACTTCTTCTTGTATTTCTCTAGTTAATGCATCAAACAGGGTAATGTCCGTTGGCTCTTTTTTTCCGCCTACAAGACCCCAAGTTCCGGCAGTTTTCCCCTGATTTCTTAGCAAAAATAGGAACCTTTTTGTGTCTTTTGCGAGAAATAAGCCGCCGCTACATATGATTTGATTTAAAGAATTAAACGCCATAACCTTGCATCATAGATGCCTTCAAAACTCTTACTCCAGGTATTGTCTTCCCACTTGTATTGGATACCTGTGTATGAATTAGTTATATAGACAACTGACGTTTGTGTTGCAGAATCGAATACAATGTCCCATGCAGTGCCGTTCCATTCAATGATGTCATTGGCGTTGGCTTGAAAATCGCTGCTGTCATCGTTCTTCCATGCATCAGGTCCGTCATACCCGCCGGTGCCATATTGATCATTTACATTAATATTTTCTAATATTAAGTAACGAGTGTTAACAGTTCTGTTCCTGGGATCAAATGTTTCGGGATTGATAATGGCATCTACTGTTCCCCTACCACTAATTGTTGTGTTGCTTGGAACCGTATCAGTATCAACATTTAATAACATTGTAAATTCATCACTGGGATCTAAACTAATATATGCAACAATTTCATTAGAGTCTTCTTGACCAAAACGTAATTGACTTAGTCCTGCTCTAAATTTACCCGGATATAAGTCAAGTATTTTAGTCCATGGTGGAGAATTTTTAGAATTTGTTAAATCAATATCTTCTCCCATTCCGTTGGGGTTAATAATCTTAGCAGTATTATTGATTACCAACAAGTCGTAGTTACCCGGCGTTACTGTTATAGTAGTATCGGGTGAAATCTCACCAAACAACTCAGCAGCCCCTACTTTATCATATGTTGAATTAATAGTTCCTTGTGCTACGGCAAACACATTGGAAATAATCTTTGTAATGATGCCAAGCTTCTTAACTTTAGCAGGCGGCGTAATCCAAATTGGCGCACTAAATGTCATTGCAAGGACGTCAATATCTTCATTAACACCCTGGGGGATAGTTCTACTACTCCATGATTGATTTTCTAGAGTAACTGTGCTAAGGCTAGTCCAGTCAAGATAATTATCAGTTGTTTGAATCTCAAAACTGGGATTAAACAACACTGCAAGTTGTTCCCAGATTTGTAATTTCATATCAGTATTGGTTGCCCATATATCTGCAGAAAAAGTAATAAGCCACGGACTTGGCATAATTCGTTCAACGGTATAGTTGCTGCCTTGCACATTTAAATATTCTTGTCCTGCCTCGTCCCATGCACGCTCTCTCACATGAATTTTACTAACAAATGTTGGGTCCTGCATACGAGGACGATCAAACTGTAGGTCTTTAATATAGCAAGAAATAAATGGAGCACTGGGGATAGTGTTCTCACTGTTTTGTTTTATAATTTGCGAAACTTGTCTAGTTATGTCCCCATATCTAACTGGGACTCTAATAAGTTTTCCCTTACCGTCCTTATAGCTAAAATTACTCAATATGTTAATAAACTGAGTAAGATAGCGTCTAATTTGTCCGTCGTAAAAATGATCCATATTAATTATCTGCTCTAGGTTTTAATGCTTTGCTCAATGCCTGTTTCTCTGCAATCACTTCTCCGGCAATGGTTGCAGTAGTAGCATTGTTAATAAAGGTAGATTTTTGTGTTCGCTTAACTAGTGCATCATTGTTAGTTTGAGTTTCACCTTCCATATTAACAGTCATTCTAACATTTTCTTCAAATTTAATCCAATGACGCCCGTCATATCTAAACAGTCTATTAGGTAAGTAATCTGTTCTTAGATAAAACTGTCCGTCGACTGCACCTGATGGAAACGTAATACCAAATCCGTATGGTGCTCCGTTTGGCGGAAGTCCATCTCCTGTTAAGTATCCTATATAATAATTTTTAGAAGGAGTTGCAAGCACCGCACTGGCATCTAATATTGCCTGCTGAACAGACGAGTCTTCTTCTGTATTACTTGTATCTGAACGCATAACTAATCCAGTCTCTGGATCTGTTGGAATAACATAAAAATGGTCAGTGTCGTATCCGCTTTTGCCAACGTCTGCTAGTGCTTGAGAAATAATTTGATCGTTAATTTCTAAGTTTTTATCAGCTGTTGAAATTAAATCTCTAATAGTATCGCCAGTATCATTACCGTCTGCATCCAATAACGGTTTATCTAGTATTTCTGCAAACTCTTGTGTATCGACTAATGGAGCACACTTACAACGCAGTAAGTGAGGATACCATGTTTGACTGTAACCGCTAGCTGGTCGAGTGACTTCGCTGATAACATAAAACCTCTTTAATGCTACCATGGCATCATTTAACGCATACTCATCTTTTTGGTGCGGCAGTTCAATAACATCACCCGCCATAATTTTTCTACCCACGGATTCAAAACTTGAACGCAAGTGGAAAGTAATCATAATATTATCATTTTGTAAAAACAGACCAAATTGACTTAGATTAAAATCAATGTCCTGTAGAGTATAAATTCCACGCAGGACATAAACATCGGGATCATATTTTCTATCTCTGTTTTCACCAAACAACAAATCTTGTATTCCTAACTCTGGAATAGAGTTTCCGCTGTTGTTAGGAGTTGTGGGAGTTGATTCTCCTTCAGCAGGATCTAATGGTCCTATATATTTGTGCAAAAATACATCAGTCCCGCCCACTTGGAACTGCTCGTTAATTGAACGATCTAGGAATCTAAAATCATTGCCCTTTTCGGGGCGGTATAGGGATAAGCGTGGCATAGTCTTATTTATTGGCTAAATATCATTATGACCGAGAACGAAAACGAACGCCAAAAAGTTATAGACTATTGCAAAACCATGCTGGGCGATGGCATGATTGACGTAGAACTAGACCCCAACCACTACAATACTGCAATTGACCGTGCTCTAAACAAGTTTCGTCAGCGCAGTAGTAACGCTGTTGAAGAAAGTTATGCATTTTTAACCGTTGAAGTTGATCGTAACGATTATACTTTGCCGCAAGAAGTTATGCAGGTTAGACAGATTTTCAGACGCAGTATTGGTTCTCGATCAGGTGGTGGGCAGGGCGGCACACTCTTTGAGCCATTCAATCTTGCATATTCCAACACTTATTTGTTGACTGCTACAAACATGGGTGGCTTAGCCACTTACTACGCCTTTGCAAGTTATCAGAAACAGGTGGGCAAAATGTTTGGTAGTGAAATTAATTTCACCTTCAACAAAACATCTAAAAAACTAACTCTAATGCAACGTCCTCGTTCAGAAGAAGAAGTTTTACTATGGGTCTATAATTATAGACCTGATTTTAACCTGTTACAAGATCCATACGCCAACCAATGGCTCAAAGACTATAGCCTAGCAACTTGCAAGATGATGCTAGGAGAAGCTCGTGAAAAATTTGCACAGATTGCTAGCCCTCAAGGCGGCACAAGTCTCAATGGTACCGCATTAAAAGGCGAAGCCAAAGCAGAACTAGAAACATTAGAATTAGATCTAGTAAACTACAAAGACGGTGGCACACCACTCACATTCGTAATCGGATAATATGACTGCACCTTTTTGTCGGTATTTGACAAACCAGTATCGGTTTGAATATAATCAATTATCTACCTGTTGTTGGATTGATAAAAAAGTTAATACTGATGATCTAGTAGAAGTAGAAAAGTATTTTGACTGGGCAAGAAATTTAACTGACTGGGATCCTGCATGTAGAAGATGTCAAAACATGGAGGCTAAGGGGCAAGAGTCTTTTAGGATGCGAGCAAATGACCGACCGGGCAAATTTGGTTTTGATCCTACCGATCAAGTAGGAGATATCACTTCTTTAGAATTTCAGTTTGATTCCGAATGTAACAGTGCATGTCTTATCTGCGGACCAAATAATAGCACAACCTGGCAAAAATACAACACTACAGATGGCAAAGAAATTAAAAAAATTATAGACATTTCAAATGAAATTACTAGGTCTTCTAGATTAGACGTTGTTAAACAATTAACTAAATTTGATAAAATTAGACAGATAACATTCCTAGGTGGCGAACCTCTAAAATCAGATTTTCATTTAACAATAATAGAAGAAATTAATAAAGTTAAAAGTTTAAACGATTTAAGATTAAGTTATGTAACAAACGGCAGTATGCGCCCAGGTCCCGAAGTAATTAAACTTTGGAAACAATGCAAATTTGTTCAAATAAATGTCAGTGTAGATGGCATAGGAGAGCATTTTAATTATCTACGATGGCCGTTACAATGGCATCAAGTATGTGATAATATTCGATTTATCCTTGACCAAAAATTACCAAATTTAAAACTAACATCTAGTTATGCTATAAATCCTTTTAATATTTTTTACCACGACAGGTATGTTGCATGGGCAACAGAGTTTTTTAAAAACGACGATGCTAATAGCGTAATACCGTTTTTTCAATACCCGTTTAAAACAGATGGTATTATAAATTTAAATTCTGTTCCTAACAAACTAAAACATGAAATTTATCGTAAGTATGGTGAACAATTTCCTAAATTAGCTAATTTGATAGAACCATACAATGAAAAAACTGCAATTAACTTTTTAAGATATATTAACGAGCATGATAAAAAAAGAAACCTAAACTGGAAAACTGTTTTTCCAGAAATGATTCGATACTTTATAGAACTAGAATATTTGGCTAAAAAAAATATTGACTTTGTAGTCTAATTATAGTAAATTATAGCATCCTAGGAGATGTTATGATTATCGGATTTGTTGGTTTTATCGGTTCGGGCAAAGACACTGCCGCAGATTATTTGGTTAATACACACGGGTTTCGACGAGACAGTTTTGCAAATACACTTAAAGATGCAGTTGCACATGTATTTGGTTGGGATAGAACACTACTAGAAGGCCGAACCAACGAAGCCCGAGAGTGGCGAGAACAGCAAGATGAATGGTGGAGCAATCGATTAGGCAGAAATATCACTCCACGGTGGGTTCTGCAATACTGGGGAACTGAGGTTTGTCGTCAAGGTTTTCACGATGATATTTGGATTGCCAGCCTCGAAAACAAAATTAGAAAAACTAGTGACAATATTGTTATCAGTGATGTTAGATTTCCTAATGAAATCAAAGCAATTCACAATGCAGGTGGACTTGTTATTCGTATTAAAAGGGGAAACGATCCTGAATGGTATCAGGATGCAGTCAATATGAATGCGGGGAATACTAATATGAGTTGGCTTATTAGCAAAACTCATATCGAACAGTTAGGAATACATGCTAGTGAAACTGCCTGGGTTGGCAGAGAGATTGATCACACAATCTATAATGATACTACTATCGATGCACTGTTTGATCAGATAAAAACCATTATTAATCAAGGTGAATAACTTTTAGGATACGAGTCTTTAAGAACATTAAAATTGTGTTCCACTATTCCTTGTAATCTGTCCTGTATTATTAGCCATTTATCATCCCCAAGGCCGCACAGTCTTTCTATTTCTTTGATAATTGCAAACATACGCTCTTCATCGTCCTGTATAGTGTCGTAAGTTTCATCGATATATGGGTAAAACGTTCGATATCCCAAATCTCTAAGTGCCCTCAGTGCTCCGGGAACCCCTACCATAATAAACGGAAGTTTTCCTGCAATAAATTTATAAGTCTTTTCTGAAAACAAATATCCATCTAGGGATAGGTCAGTCTTAAGCAAAGATAAATTTGTTGGATTATCGTGAAAGTATTTTGTTTCAGTTATAATACCAAAGTAAGAATCGTTATAGTGTGCAAAATCTTCCTCAGTAATTTCATGCATATTATGTGCATTGTCAGTTCCTAATGATAGAGTTATAGGAAATTTATCATAATTGTCCTCTAAAACATTGGCCGCGTCCTTCCAAGTTTTTGGAAAATAGTCCACAAGCATATTATATACATATCTAGTATCTTCACTCATACCGTGTGTTTGCTGCCCATACAAATACATAGAAAAGAATCCTTTATCTATCAAATTTTTAGACATAAGCATTGCGGTAATATAGAGTCTATGAGCCTTAACGTTTCTATTATAACATAAGAATTTTTTATTTTTAATTTTAGGACTTTGGTTGATTCGTTGATAGATATCGGGATTCTGTTCAATTTTTGCTTTAAATAATAGTTCATAATTATTAACAAATATAACACGTATTGGTAACCAATTAAATCTCCTAACAGATTCTAAATAAAAGTTGTAATTTTTATAGTGGTGTGACCCTCCAAATACGATTTTAAATTGTGCTATTTCAAAACTAAAAAGATCTATAAGACGTTTTACAATTCGATTTATGGAGTTTATTGTGCCAAACGGCATTCCTTCAGCCATGATATCAAAGCATACTTTTCCCCTGCCTGTATCCCTAACAGCCAATGCAATAGTTTCAACATATTGAATTATTTGTTCATCTGACATTTCGTATTCAAATGTTGAAGTTCCCACAATTAAATGTGAAGAGACATCAATCCAATTTCTAAGATAGTCGTTTTTTTCTTGGATTAAATTTTCTATGATCATTTTAAAAGTCCGGTGTTAAGTCTCCCTGCTTCCAGGGTAATTTAAGTTTATGTAATATACGTTGACAGTTTACGCAAACTGTTTTAAGATTAGAGTAGCGGCAGTTAGAAGGATCACCATCTACGTAAAATATATTAAATTGTTCAGGGTGTTTAGATGAAAAACCACATTTATCGCATGTAGATTTTTTCTTATATCCTGCCCTGACCCAAGATGGTGTTCCGTCTTTTC